CTACAAAAACACGAAGTAGAACTAAAAGAGGTTGACACTGAAAAGCGTATCTTAATGGGTGCGGCTTTAATTCCTAACAAACAGATATACCGTAAAAACAAGGATAAAGAGTTCTACATTTACTTTAGTGAAGATACTGTACGTAAAGCTTCGGAACTATTTTTAATGCGTTCTAATCAAAACAATGCAACGTACGAACACGAGCGTAAAATGTTAGAAGGAATGTCCGTTGTTGAAAGCTGGATAATTGAAGATGAAAAAACGGATAAAAGCCGATTGTATAACTTTAATTTACCTAAAGGAACTTGGATGATTTCAATGAAAGTAAACAACGATGAAGTTTGGAAAAAGGTAAAAGACGGTGAAGTAAAAGGATTTTCAATAGAAGGTTATTTTGTAGATAAATACGACATGAGTTCACACGAAGACGAAGCGTTAATTGAAAAATTAAAAGACTTAATAAATAAATATGAAAACACCAACGAAAAGTAAAACAAGTCCTAAAGGCGGTAAACGTGGTTGCCTATGTAAAGACGGTAAATATTCAAAAGAATGTTGCAACGGTGACTTACAAAATCAAGGGATAGGAAGTTTAGTAAATCAAGGTACTTCTACAATAGTACATTTATAAAAAAGGAACAATTAAAAAACCAATAAGTTAATAAGCTATGATAAACAATATTTTAAAGAAAATCGAAAAGGCTAACGAAGTTCAAAAAGTAGAACTTGAAAAGCACGAAGTTGAACTTGCAATACTTGAAGATTTAAAAAAAATATCTAATGATATGATTGATAGTCTTAATGCGGTATCTGATGAACGATTAATTATCATCAATGCTCAAAATAGAATGTCAAAATCTATAAATAATTCAGAAAGCATTATTAAAAATGTTGAAAAACAACTTGCAGATTATCTTAAGCAAATTAAAGATTTAGGAATTGAACAAGTTCCGGCAATTGCTAAAAATATTCAAAATGAAATTGTAAAATCAAGAAATAGTAATAAAAAAGATTTAGAAAAATATATACAATCTTAAATAAAATAAAAATGAAAAATAGCCTAATCAATCAAATCAAAACTTTACTCGGAATGGAGGTAAAGTTAGAAACAATGAAACTATCGGACGGTGTTACAGTTTTAGAAGCTGAAATGTTTGAAGCTGGTAACGAAGTATTTGTAGTTACTGAAGATGAACAAAAAATAGCTTTACCAATAGGTGAATACGAACTTGAAGACGGTCGTATTTTAGTAGTAGTAGAAGAAGGAATAATTTCTGAAATAAAAGAGAAAGAAGAGGAAGAAGAAGAAGTAGAAGAAGAAGCGCCGATTGAAGAAGAAGCGAAGAAAGAACAAGAAATGGAAACGGCAAAAGTATCTCCTAAAAAAGTAGTTGAAAGCATGATTAAAGAATCTTTCTTTTCTGAAATTGAAGCTTTGAAAACTGAAAACGAAACGCTAAAAGCGGAACTATCTAAACTAAAAGAAGTTAAAGAAGTTGAACTTTCTGAAGTTAAACCAATTTCTTTTAACCCTGAAAACGAAAACACGAACGATTCTATAAAGTTAAGTGCAAAAAGACAACGCACAACTATGGATTCAATACTTGAAAAATTAAATAAATAATTAACTAAATACAAAAAAAAATGAGTACAACTTACAACTTTGTATCTAACGACGTAACAAGACAAGTAGGACTTGTTGAAACGTTGACTGGTGCAACTACTTTGACTGCTGAAGATTCGGATAAGTCATTTTATTTAAACGCTGCTGCTGGAGCGCAAATTACTTTACCAGCGGTTGCAACTTCTGCGGGTTTTAGATATCGTTTTACGGTAGCTGCATTATTTGCTACTACTGCTTGGACTATCAAAGCTGCTACAAACAAAATTCAAGGTGGTGTTATTGTGAATTCAGTAAACGTTCCTGGAGCTGATGAAAACACGATTACTTTTTCTGCTTCTGCGGACACTATCGGAGATTTCGTTGAATTGAATTGTGACGGTACAAACTGGTATGTTTTCGGATTGGGAACTGCTGCGGGTGCAATTACATTAACTGCTGTTTAATTAAAATAAAAATATTATAAAATGGAAAAAATTAATTTAAGTACAAGTACAAACATTACCACTACATACGCTGGTGAGTTTGCTGGTAAGTACATCGCTGCTGCTATCTTAAGCGCACCAACTTTAGAGCAAGGTGGAATGACTATTCACCCGAACGTGAAATTCAAACAAGTAATTCAACGTGTGGCAACGGACGATTTAATTCGTAACGCTTCATGTGATTTTGATGCTTCTGCAACAGTTACGTTAACTGAACGTGTATTACAACCTGAGGAGTATCAAATAAATTTACAATTGTGTAAAAAAGATTTTCATCAGACTTGGCAAGCGATTGAAATGGGTTACTCCGCATTTGATGTAATGCCTAAATCGTTTACTGATTTCTTAATCGCACACGTAGCTGAAAAAGTAGCTGCTAACATGGAAACTTCTATTTGGCAAGGTGTTAACGCAACACAAGGTCAATTCGCTGGAATCATGACACAATTAACAACTGATGCTTCTTTGCCAGCGGCTCAAGAAGTAACGGGTACTACTGTTGATGCTTCTAACGTAATCGCTCAAATCGGTTCAATCGTTGATGCTATCCCGACAAGACTTTACGGACAACCTGATTTAAAATTGTATCTTTCTTCTAACATCGTAAGAGCATATATCCGTGCTTTGGGTGGATTCGGTGCAAGTGGTTTAGGCGCTAACGGTACAAATAACTTGGGGACACAATGGTACACTAACGGTTCACTTTCTTTTGACGGTTTACCAATATTCCTTGCTAACGGTTTAGCAAACAATACTGGTTTAGCTTCTCAAACTTCTAACTTGCATTTTGCAACTGGATTGTTAAATGACATGAACGAAGTTAAAATCATTGATATGGGATTAATTGACGGAAGCATGAATGTACGTGTAGTAATGAGATTTACTGGAGACGTTAAATACGGATTCGCTGAAGATGTAGTTACTTACGGAATTGTTAACTCGGCTAACTAATCTAACATAAACTATACGAAAGGGTGGTGCAAAATACACCACCTTTTTTTTTGTTAAACTTTAAAAAATAATAAAATGAGCTGTGATATAACAAATGGTAGAATAGAACAATGTAAAGACTCGGTATCGGGTTTAAAGGCTATCTACTTTATTAACTACGACGAGTTAAACTCGGACGATGTAGACTATGATAATACGGACACGGATTTAATAGTTGACTGGACGCCCGTTAATACTGGTTCTTTGAACTTGTATAAATACGAATTGAAAGGCGCTAACAGTTTTGAAACTACAATCAATTCAAGCCGTGACAACGGTACAACTTTCTTTCAACAAACACTTACTATACAATTAAAAAGACAAGACGTTACAACGCACAAAAACGTTAAACTACTTGCTTACGGTAGACCAAGAATTGTAGTTAGAACAATGACCGACCAATTCTTTTTAATGGGGTTAACTCAAGGTGCTGATGTTACTGCGGGGACTGTTTCTTCAGGTTCTGCTTTAGGTGACTTCAACGGATACAATTTGACTTTCGAAGCAATGGAAGTTAGTCCCGCGAACTTTCTTGACGTAACAGATGAAAACGGATTGAAAGTTTTATTTGAAGACGGTTCGGGAACGGATGCAACTATAGTTACTTCGTAATTTCTTTTCTTCATATACTTACAAAAAGACCCTTACTTCGGTAGGGGTTTTTTATTTTACGGTACAAAATCGACCTTTAATCGTTTATAATATATGATTATTTTAACAACTTCGACAAGTGAACAAAGTTTCGTGTTTATACCACGCGCGCATGTGTTTGATTACGTTGGAATAACGGACGACCAAACGAATGTAACAACTGAAATAACGGGCTATATTCACACGGTTGGCGACTATTACGACACTTTAAAAGCTGAATTTAATTTAGTAGAGAATCATTTTTACGATTTAGTAATAATTAGAGGTGCAAGCGTAGTATATAAAGATAGAATATTTTGTACTAATCAAAACGTTAATACCTTTACAGTAAATAACGGTCAATACGTTTCAAACAGTACAACAAATGAATTTATAGTATATGAATAACATACACGTTTTAGAATTAAGTACATACACAACGCCCGTAATTCAGGAATCTAAACGAGATGCTTGGGTAGAATTTGGCGAAGACAATAATTATTTCAATTTCATTATAGACCGATATACTGGTTCGACAACAAATTCATCTGTTATAAACAACGTTAATAGGTTAATTTACGGGCGTGGATTAAGTGCGTTAGATGCCAATAAAAAGCCTAACGAATACGCTCAAATGATGGCTTTATTTAATGCCGATTGTATTCGTAAAATAGTTTTAGACCGTAAAATGTTCGGTCAATTTGCTATGCAAGTTCACTATTCTAAAGACCATAAAAAGATTTTAAAGGCTTACCATATACCCGTGAATTTATTACGTGCTGAAAAATGTAATAAAGACGGAGAAATAGAAGGTTATTACTATTCAGATAATTGGGAAGATACAAAGAAATATGTACCTAAAAGAATACCCGCTTTCGGTTATTCAAACGAACAAGTAGAAATACTTTATTCAAAGCCGTATGCGGTAGGAATGAAATATTATTCTTTGCCTGATTATCAAGGTGGTTTACCGTATGCAAAGTTAGAAGAAGAAATAGCCGATTATTTAATTAACGAAGTTCAAAACGGTTTTTCAGGAACTAAAGTAGTAAACTTTAACAACGGTGTACCTACTGAAGAACAACAACAAATAATTAAAGGTAAAGTATTAAGTCAATTAACGGGTTCACGAGGTCAAAAAGTAATAGTTGCATTTAACAATAACCAAGAATCTAAAACTACGGTAGACGATTTACCGTTAAACGATGCACCTGAACACTATACTTATTTAAGTGAGGAATGCGTTAAAAAGATTATGTTAGCGCATAACGTTACTTCGCCTTTACTTTTCGGTTTAGGTTCGGCAAATGGCTTCAGTTCGAATGCTGATGAGTTACGTAATGCACAAGTGCTATTTGAAAACATGGTAGTAAAACCTATTCAAGACCAAATTATAGAAGCGTTTGAAACAATACTACATTATAACGGAATTACTTTAAAGCTATATTTTGAAACCTTAAATCCGTTAGATGCCGCTGGAGACCTTACAACAAACAACGAAAAGAAACGATTATTAGATTCAATTAATAATTTAAGTCCTTTAGTAGCTAATAAAGTAATTGAAACTTTAACACCTAACGAAATACGAAGTATAGTAGGTTTACCACCTGAACAAGGAGGGAGCGATTTAGCGCCTGAACTATTAAGCAAAGCAAAGACGGAATTAGAAGAAATACTTGCAGAAGTTGACGCTAACCAATTAGAAGAAGGTTGGGTAATAGTAGACGAAAGAGAAGTAAGCGACAATGAAGAAGAATTAGATTTAGAACTAATAAACAAAGAATTAGATTTAAGTAGCAATTCAACGCTTTTAAGCCGCTTAATTAATTTGGTGCAAACTGGTAACCCGAAGCCTAAATTAAAGAGCGTACAAGACAAAAAAGTTGGTGACTTGAAATATTTTAAAGTTCGTTATAGATATACGGGTAATAAAAACCCCGACCGTGAATTTTGTAAAGCTATGATGAATAAAAGCGAAAGGTTATTTAGAAAAGAAGATATAGATGAAATGAGTAGACGGGCGGTTAATCCGGGTTTCGGTGAATTTGGCGCAAACACTTACGACATATTTAAGTTTAAAGGCGGTGCAAGATGCCACCATAAATTTGAAAGAGTTACTTTCATGTTAGATTTAAACGCTATTGAAAAGGGTTACGAAAAAATAGGGACACGGGCAGCCGAAATAAAAGGCTACAAAATAACGAATCCTTACGAAGTTTCAATTTACCCTAATAATTTACCGTTAAAAGGGTTTAGTCCGAAAAATAAAAATTTACCTTCAGACGTAATATAAAATGGCAGAAGCACTACTCATAACAAGACAAGATATCGTTAAGTTCACTGCAATGAACGGTAACGTAGATAGTGACAATTTCCTACAGTACATCAAAATTTCGCAAGACATTCACATACAAAATTACTTGGGTACTGATTTACTTGAAAAATTAAAGTCCGAAATTATTTTAGCTTATTCGGGAATACCGACAGCCATTACAATAAGCAACCAAGGAACGGGATATACTACGGGAACGGCTATAAATACAACAAGTACAACGGGAACGGGCTTAAAGTTAAATATTACGGCCGCTGGTGGTTTAATTACTGCGGCCACAATTAACACGGCTGGCACTGGTTACACGGTAGGAAGTACGGCAACGGTAACGGGCGGTACAAATGGTGCGGTCACAATAAGTTCAATTTACGACATACCTACAAACTACAAAAACCTTTTAGTTACGTATGTAAAGCCGATGCTGATACATTGGGCTATGGTTGAATATTTACCTTTTGCGGCTTACACAATAGCGAACAAAGGGGTGTATAAACATAATTCTGAAAACGCTACTAACGTTGAAAAGGTAGAAATTGATTTCTTAATAGAAAAAGAGCGTTCTATTGCACAGCATTACACTGAAAGGTTTATTGATTATATAGCATTTAACAACGACTTGTTCCCGGAATACAATAGTAATTCAAACGGGGATATGTACCCGGATACAAATAATAACTACAGTCCCTGGTGTTTATGAAGAAGTACAAACCAAAAGACGAAAATATAAAGAAATTATTAATGTATTTAAACAAGCAAAATGGCGAATGTAAAGGTAAGTCAATTAACGGCAAAAGGAAGTAATTTAGAAGCTTCAGACCGTATAGCAATTGCACAAGATACGGGTGGTGGTACTTTTGCAAGTAAGTACGTTACGGGTGCTGAAGTTCGTAATAGGGCAAGAGCTACTTTTACGTCGCAACATACCCTTACATTAAGTGATGCAAATAAAGTAGTAGAATTAAACTTTAATTCAGGTAATAATTTAATTATACCTACAAATACTGCGGTTGCTTTTCCTTCAGGAACTATTATAACTTTAGCACAATACGGAGCTGGGCAAGTTACTATTGTAGCCGATACGGGAGTGACATTAAGAAGTAGTGGTGGTAAGACTAAAACAACGGGACAATATTCCGTAGCTACATTATACAAAAGAGATACGAACGAGTGGTATTTATACGGAGATATAACAACATAAATAATTAGATATGGCAAATGATATAGGCTGGGGCGAAGGGGCGTGTAATAACGATATAGGCTGGGGAATAGCACAAGAATACTTTTCATGTAGTGGTTCGGGTGAAGCACCCGTAGGAGCTACATTAATGAAAACGGGACAAACTACTTCGTATAGAACGGGTGACGATGGGGATTTAGAAGCGGGTAGGGCAACTGATTTTACGACACTTGAAAGTAATAATCCTTTCGGAAACACGAATAGATTTACCGACGAATTAGGCGGTTCAACGTACACTAATAATATTGTGATTGATTGGTCGACATACGACGGTTCAACTGTGTTGGGTCTTTCAAGAGTTGCAATAGCTACGGGTAATACTTGGAATACTGCTATTGATGATTCACTTTCTTATTCAGTTGGAACTTTTACAAGTGGATGGAGGTTGGCAAATGTTAATGAGATAATGAATCTTATGAACTTTGCTAATGACCAAAATAATATATTAAATTATTCACCTTTGAATTTATCTTCATCGGGAAGACTTTACTGGAGTTCAACTACAATTATTGGAGCCACTACTTTTGCATATGCACTTAGTAATATAGGATTAATTTCACAACAATCTAAAACAAGTACAACATTTTTTACCTATTTTCCAGTAAGAACATTCACCGTAACAGGAACAACATTAACTTAATAAAAATAAAAAATGGCAACTTATAAATTTGAACAATTCAACGTTGAAATAGTAAACCCAACGGTGACGGTAACAACGGTAACGGACAACATAATAGACAAAGTTTGTTCTGCTGCTGTAATTTTAAAAACTACTACGGCTAATTTCGGAATCAATTTCGACGGGTACACGTACACCGAAGATTGGAACGACCAAGATATTATTGACTGGGTTAATAACGTAGAACTACCGAAATACCAAGTTAGATGAAAATGATACCTATTACACAATTCATTGAAATAATTAAAAAACAAGGTGCGGTAGGAGTACTTGCATTATGGTTAACGTACACGCATTTCGAGGTGCAAGACGTTAAAGAACGTTTGTACAACTGTTTAGATAAAAACGAATACTACAATAGAAAGCCTATTGAAGAAAGACAACCTACTTTACCAGCGTTAAAAAATGACACGGTTGCGGTACTTGAAAATAAAAGTCGTAAATTAGCGAAAAAATAAGTTATGAAGCTAACAAACAATTTTAGTTTAAACGAGTTCAACAAGCATAATTTTACGTTACCTACGGACGTATTAAGAAACTTAATTGAACTTGCAAAGAATCTTCAGGTGTTACGTGACGAGGTTAAAAAGCCTATTAAAATTACAAGCGGTTACAGACCAGCCGAACATAACGCTAAAATAGGCGGTGCGACTAAGTCAAGGCATATTACGGGCGAAGCTGCGGATTTTAAAATAGAAGGTTACACACCGAAACAAGTTGCGGCTATTATCGAGAAATTGATAGCAGCGGGTAAAATGAAACAAGGCGGTTTAGGAATTTATAGTACGTGGATACATTACGACACTTTCTTTAACGGTAAACATCCAAGACGTTGGACAAAATAAATAATTATGGCAAAGAAAAAAATAACAATTGACACGGATAACGTAGACGTTAATTTAGAAAAAGACGGTACAAATATCAAACTGGATATAGACACTAAAAACGTAGATATTCACGTATTAAAAGACGAAGTAAACAAAGAATTTAAATTAGATAGTAAAAACATTGATATTGAAATATCCAAGACCGCTGAAGGGTTGGAGGTGAAAGTCGAATCTAAAGGCGGTATTTGGAAACTGATAGCTAAAAGAATCGTTAAATTCATAGTAAAACGTTTTAAAGTAGGAAAATAGTACTTAGATACATACCGTTAGAACTGTTACTAAGTCATTTTAAAAAATCTTTCTGTTTGTTTTGTGTTATGAAACCCTTGAGAAATCAGGGGTTTTGTTATTTATGTAAATTATTTTTAATAAAAAGTATTGTTATATTAAACTTTTATATTAGTTTTGCGTAAATCATTTAAAAAAACACTATGAAAAAACGAACAGGAATCTTAATTAACTCGATTATTATTTTGTTGGGTTACACTTACGACAGTTACTTAATGTTAGGTGCTGGCGTATTTTGTTTATCTTTAGTACTAATATCTAAAACTAAAAAACATGAAGCGAAAAACTAATTTAGTAAATACTTATTTTCCGTTCCGTCCGAACGTAGAATATTTAAAGCGCAAGTGGATGAATAAAATTTGTCCTGAAGATAAAGGCGGTTCTTTTAATGAAAAGCTATATTTAGACTATTTAGATGCAATATTAAACTTTACAAAATGAACGGGAACGGCACGAAAAAACGAACGAAACGAGTAAGTGTTACTTTCGAGTGGACAGTACAAACCGATTTAAGGCTAATTTTAGACGAATTAAAGGACTTAATAGGCACGGGAATAGAAATGTATCACAATCAAAAGAAAAGCGTTCAAATCGAAGATAAATGGCACGAAGTAGAATTTAGACAAGAATATTTAGATGTTATTCACGATAGCGTAGAACGAGAAATAAACGGGGAATTAAAATTAGTAATTAAAAGTAAGATATGAAAACAGCAGTAGAATGGTTAGTTAAAGAAATAAATAAACTAACTGGATTAACAATTCAAATGGATGAACCAATAATTGAACAAGCCAATAAAATGTTTGAAGAGCAGATAATGGATGCTTATAATCAAGGGAGCAATGATTATGGTTCTCAATGTTATCAACCAGAACAATACTACAACGAAACCTTTAAATCAGAATAGAATGAAAGCAAAAGAATTAAGATTAAATAATTATGTTTTAGAAGATGGGCAAGTTGTTTTGTTATCTACAAATTATGATTTATTTAAATGCCTTGTAAATGTAGATAGAGGAATTGGATTTGAACCAATACCACTAACTGAAGAATGGTTGTTAAAGTTTGGATTTGTAAAATCAAAAGTAAGTAGTCAATTTGACAAAGAAAAATTAACAATACAAATAGCAAATGAATTAGAGTACCATAAAAAAGGTAGAGTTTATTTTAATTCTTGGGCTATTTTAGAGGAATCTATTAAATATGTCCACCAACTACAAAATCTGTACTTTGCATTAACAGGAAAAGAAATAACCTTTAAATCAGAATAGAATGAAAGCAAAAGAAAAAGCGAAGGAAATATACACGAACGCAAGTAAGTTGTTTAAGCCTGAAGAAATAAAAACGCAAGCGTTAATTTCAGCACGAAACATTTACGAGTTAGCACCTTACAATAAGACGGAAGCTAAAAACAAAGAGTATTGGATTGAAGTAATTAAATATTTAGAACGTTATGCCTGAAGAAGCAAAAATGGCTTTACTACTTTTCACTGTAGGAATAGTTTTAATAGGAATAGGATTAATAAAAAAACACGGACAAGATGAATAAACGAATGAAGAAACGCCGCAACTTGACACGGTTTAGAAACACGCCTTTAACAGTTAGAAATTTAAGAGTAGCAAAATACTGGAGAAGAAAATTAATAATAAAAACAATCAATAATGAATTTGATTAAAAAATAATTATTATATTTGTACACGGTTCGGCTTCACACTATAGAACCTAAAGAAGTTATTAAAACCTTTTAATGAATTTGGAAGTGAAGCCCCAAAGGATTTAAGAGGTTTTTTTTATGCTTAAAAATTGATATTATGAAAAACATTTACTACTTAATAGAAATTACAAAACATCATTCTAAAACAAATAATATGAATTGGTATGCAGCAGTTTATTCTAATGGTTTAGATTTAATTGATAAAGAATACGCAGTTGGCGAAGCAATACCTACAATTATTTTATCATGAATAGTTACGAATTAAGTAGAAAGTGGTTCGACTGGTGCTATGAAAACCCCGAAAAAATATCTCCTAATCATTCAGCACTTTATTTTTTTATAATTGAACATTGCAATCGTTTAGGATGGAAACAAAAATTTGGCTTACCAACAACAATGGCAAAAGAAGCAATAGGAATTAGAAGTTATAATACTTACATAACCACTTTAAATAATTTAGTTGAATTTGGCTTTATTGAACTTATTGAAAAAAGCAAAAACCAGTATTCAAGTAATATAATTGCCCTATCAAATTTTGATAAAGCACATGATAAAGCACTTGATAAAGCGTTAATAAAGCACACGACAAAGCAACTTCAAAGCATTGATAGTATAAATAAACAAGAAACAAAGAACAATAAACATATACCTGAATTTAATGAATTTTTAGAATATGCAATTTCACAAGTGCCAAACGTAAACAAAGAAGATGTTAGACTAAAATACGAAAGTTGGAAAGTGAACGAATGGAAAGACGGTAACGACAAAAAAATTATGAATTGGAAAACAAAATTAAATAATACTTTGCCTTACATTCGTAAAGACGAATTCAAAACTTATACACCTAACATAATACACGAATAAAATGTATAAAAGACTAAGTGACCTACAAACGGAATTACACAATATAAGGCACGAAAAGAACGTACGCGGTAATTCAATAGGCTGGACTTTCGACCAAATACCCTACACGGTAAAAGAAGGATGTACAACTTATATAGGAGCAGCACCAGCAAGCGGTAAAACGGAAATATGGTTTGAGTTTTTAATTAATTTAAGTTGCTTACACGGTTGGAAACACGTAATATTTTCCCCTGAAACGGGTAACGCTGCGGAAATTTACGCGGAATTATGCTATAAATATATCGGAAAACCGTACACAATAGGCGAAAATAACATGACACAAGGCGAACAAGTGGCTTCAGAAATGTTTATTAACGAGCATTTTATAGTAATTGACCCTATAGACGAAGATTTAACGCTTGAAAACTTTTATAAATTAGTAGATGAAATTGAACGTACACAAGAAATAACAATACAAACTACTACGATTGACCCCTGGAACGAACTTACTGAAGAATATATTCATTCGGATTTAGGCCGCGAAGACAAATATTTAAGTAGAATTTTAGGAATGGCACGTAAAAACGCCCGAAAGACGAAAAGACATAATTGCATTATAAACCACGTACGTGACCAAGCACCCGTAACACAAAACGGACATACATTTTACCCTATGCCAACTGCGCGCGACTTTGCGGGCGGTCAAGTATGGTTTAGAAAAGGTTTAACGGTTTTAATTCCGTGGCGCCCACCCGCTGGAGTAATGGATAGCGAAGGTAATTTATATGAAGAAAACGAAGTACACTTAAAAGTGGCTAAAAGCAAGCCTAAAGGCGTTTCAAAAAACGGTACTTACAAAATGTATTTAGACGTTGAAAAATATCAATACTATATAAAAGACATGGTAGGAAATAAAATATACGCTATGCGACAAAAACACGAATTAAGACCCGTTTCAAATAGTTTTCCTGTACGTAACCCTGATATTGTAAACGGAAAAGAATTACTTTCGTTTAGCGAACGAATGAAACAAGGAGCTTTTAAAGAATTAGAACCAAGAATAAATAAAGACGGAAACCCAGAAATGCCATTTTGATTATCAGGTCTTGGCGGGATAAAGCGGGATAATTTGAACGTCGATTGAATAAACATAAAATAAAAGTATGTCGAAAAAACACGAAAAAATAAAGATATGAGCATTGAAATGATAAAAAGAAAAACGGGTTTATGGACGGTTTATTTAAAGATTCAAAATTCTTTAGAGAACATCAAAGAAAAACACGGACACAGAAAAGATTTAATTGATTCAATGGAAAAGAGTTTAACCGAAGTAGGTGAAGCGGTGTTATACTTTGAACACGTAGATAAACTACTTCAGGCAAGTAATAAAAAACAATTTGCAATGGAAATTGAAATAATGCAACTAAAACAAAAGATTCGACATTTAGAACAAATTAATCAAACGATAGAGATATGAAAACACGAAAATGTAAATACTGTAAATCCGTCTTTTCACCGATTACAACACTACAAAAGAATTGTTTTGAACCAAGTTGCGTAGCTGAATGGATAAACGAGGTAAAAGAAAAGAATTGGAAACGTAAAAAGGCGAAGTTAAAATTAGACTTAATGACCTTGTCCGATTACATAAAATTGGCACAGCAAGTATTTAATAAATATATAAACCTACGGGATAAAGGATTGCCTTGTATAAGTTGCGACAAGCCAATTACAGGGCGCGTAAACGCTTCGCATTACTTCAACGCTAATAACCATTGGAACGTTCGTTTTAATGAATTTAACGTCCACAGCAGTTGCATTACGTGTAACCAGTATTTAAGCGGTAATTTAATCGAATATAGAAGTAGATTAATTAACAAGATAGGAATTGAACAATTAACACTTTTAGAAGCTGAAGCTAATAAAACACGGAAGTTTACAATAGACGAATTAAAGGAAATAATTAACAAGTATAAATTAAAAATTAAACAATATGATAACAAACTTTGAAGAACATACCAGCGAATTAACAGCTGAAGAAATGGAAATATTAAATATAGTAATTCACGGATTTAGACAGTATAAAAAGACGAACCCGATAAAAAGCGAATTAATAGTAACACGAATGAATCAGTATCTACAATACAACGGATACAAAATAAAAATGACTGGTCCGCGTTTACGCAAAATGGTTAATTACATACGTTCAAATGGCTTAATACCCTTAATAGCTAACTCACAGGGATATTTCACAAGCGATTGTAAGCAAACTATACTTGAACAAATAACAAGCCTTCAGGAACGAGCTAACTCGATTGAACGATGCGCACAAGGTTTAAAGAAATTTCTATAAATATTTTTTTTAATTATAGTTATATTAGATTTTATTATTATATTTGCAAAACACAAAACAAAATAACATGAAAGTTTTAACTAAAATTCAGGCGGAATTAAAATGTCCTAAAGGAAGCTTCAATAAGTTTGGCGGCTTCAAATATCGTAGTGCGGAACAAATACTTGAATCTGCAAAACCTATTTTATTTAAACACGAAAGCGTATTAATACTTTCAGATGAAATAATAGAAGTAGGTAGTAAGATATTTTTAAAAGCAACCGCAACTTTGATTAACACGGATGGTGAAATTAAAGTACATGGTTACGCTGAATTAGGAGAACACAAAGGAATGTCAAGCGAACAAACAACTGGCACGGCTTCAAGCTACGCACGTAAGTACGCATTGAACGGTTTATTCTTAATTGATGAAACGGAAAACGACCCTGATTCAAAAGATAATAAAAAAGCGGAAACGTTAGACAACAAAAGATTTCTCGAAGCATTAAAAGCAATTCAAAACGGAAAATTTACCGCTGAAGAACTACGAGCTAAATTTGATTTAACTAAAGAACAACTTGCTGCGCTATGAAAATACGATGTTCACAAATAGGTAAAATTATGACAAACCCCCGAGAAAAGGGGGTGCGTCTTTCTCAAACTACTAAAACATATCTTTTAGAGTTGGCCGTTGAAGAAAAATACGGAATACATAAAGAATTTTGGTCAAGGTACACGGACAAAGGTAACGAAGTAGAAGCTGAAGCAATAGCGCTTGTTAACGATGTTTTAGACGTAGGATTTATTTACAAGAATGAAGAACGTTTAGAAAACGAATATCTAACTGGAATACCTGACGTAAACACGGACGTATTAATAGACGTAAAAAGTTCTTGGGATGCGTTTACGTTTTTTGACAAGGTA